CTGGAGAAGGCTGACCCAGCAGAGGAGGAAACTGATGGAACTGGAAATAAATGATGTCGAAGAGTCAAATGCAAAATGTTTTGCTTGTTCTTCCGGACTTTCATATCTTGAAATACTTTTTTATGGCAACCGGTGTCTGTTTTGCGCGGACAGGAAGATCAACCTTTCTTTAATCGCTTTTTTAAAATGCGCTTACTATGACTGGAAGATATATCAGGCATGCCTTAAATTAAGCGATAGGTTTGAGTTTTTAGGGGCCTTGGGCGTATTAGGGTATCAAGACATTAACCAGATAAAGACGATCAAAGGGAGAAAGGAGTTATTAAAAATATTAACAAGCAGGAAGGAGGTGTAGTATGAAAAGGATAATTGCTGTCGGGTTGTTGCTAGGTTTACTTTTTCTGTTCGCTGTCCGGGTATACGCATTTTGCCAGACAGATTGGCAATGCGTGAATGATTGCACTCAAAAAGGGTATCGGTGGGGGTATTGTAAAAATCTTTGTAGCTGGTGTGATTAAAGAAAAAGGAGGTGTCTTGGTGAAAATACTGATAGAAGGTAAAACGATTAGATTAACGGGTATACATGATAAAGCTATACAAATTTATCACAACGAAGCAAACGATAGTTTTAGTTTTAGTGTTTGCCAAAATGGGATGGAGATTGGTGCGTTGCCAATAATTATATTTTGTAAAGAACATACAGTTGTGATGAATAATTTACCACAAGGGAAAAGTTTTATTGATTAAATTAACAAATGGGTCAAAAAGCCCAAAGGAGGTTCTATGAAAAAGTTTCTTGTAGTATTCGTGTTCACGTTTATTTGCCTGGGGTCAGCTTTCGCCGATAACAAAGCAAGGGTTGACGATTTAAAGAAGCAGCAGGAGGAGATTGTTGCTAAAGTTAATCAGGCCCAGCAGTTCATTGAGCAGTCAAAAGCGCAGTTACTTGTGTTACAGGGGAGAATAGCAGAGTTAAACGATCAGGACAAATCAAAGGTTGAGGATAAAACAGAAAAGAAAGAAGAGAAGAAATAAGAAAAGCCTGACTCCTTGCCGGGAACCAGGCTTGATTGCATATCTTTTACCGCTAAGAATATTTTACAACAAGATATGCAAATGTCAAACAATAAAGCAAAAAAATCCTGCTTCAACTGCTTTAATCTCTGCTATTATAATTCCCGCTACGATTTAATCGGCTGTAAAATTAAAGGCTGGAGGCGCATCTATTACAAAGAATACAAGAGAAGCCTGGTAATTGAGTTCTACAAAAAAGCTAAATGGTGCAGGTATTTTTCCGTATGAATAATCCATTCCTCTTGACATTTATTTAAATATAGTTTATATCTTAGTTAAGAGGCAATAGAGTAAACGCTTACAATCTTCCGCGGGGATTGTGCCTCGAATAAAAGAAAATAAGGGGCTTTAAAAGCAGGGGAACAATAAATTATTGGTGTAAACCATATTATACATAAACGCCTTAGCTTTTGGCCCCGGTAAAATAAATATGACAGACAAACAAGAAAAGTATAAAGCCAATAGGATTATGGGGATGTCTCCAGAAAATGCTGCGGTATCCGCTGGCTATTCTGCTAAATACGCACGCAAAAAAGCATATCGTATAGAAAGGGTGGTAAAGGTTGGCATCATGGATGAATTGGAAAGGGCAGGGTTAACCGCAAAAGTGCAAGCGCAGGCTTTATTTAAACTTGCTTTTGCTAAAAAAAGTCAGGTTTGCGATTTATATATTCAGAAAGACGAAAACGGAAAGTATAAGATAAACGAAAACATGAGTGAGTTTATTGAGGTTGACGATAACAAAATTCAACTTGAAACTTGGAAACATATAGCCGATTTGAAAGGAATGATAGTCAGTAAGCCACTCATAGACCAATCAAAGCATTACCACTTCAAGGAGGAAATAATTGAACGGTTTAAAAGAAGCGCCAGGGTTGGACTTTTCGCAGATTAGCGAAGAGGAAACCCGCTTGCTTGAAAAAAAAGTAACAGAAGAAAATCCGCTTCATCTTGTTACCGGCGGCGCGTTGTCTATAAAAACCAAAGACGGCCGCCTTGTAAAACTTCATCTTAACTCTACACAACTTAAACTTATTGCTAAGATTATTGAACTCCGTAAACAAAAAAAACCTATACGCCTATGGTTGCTCAAATATCGTCAGGGGGGCGTCTCTACGGAAATTGAAGCGATATTATATGCTTTAACCAGCCAGCAGCCCAATAGAAATTCACTCATAATCGCTGATGAAAAAGAACATGCTGATAATCTTTTTGAAATGACAAAGTTGTATCAGGACAAATTAGAACAAGAATATCCATATCTTGCACCTACACTTAAAAAATCCAATGAAAAGAAATTGGAGTTTGAGGCATTACATTCACAAATAATTATTGCATCAGCAGAGAACACAGAAGCGGCTAAATCTCATACCTTCCAGTATGTTCACATTTCGGAGACTGCATTTTTTAGATCATTAAAGTTGCTTATGGATGATTTAAATCAAACCGTTCCTGACCATTGGGATACCATGATAATTGGTGAAACAACCGCTAATGGTATGGAGGATTTTTATAAAGAATGGATGCGTGCTATACGGGGTGAAACAGCGTGGACTCCGCTTTTCTTCGCCTGGTTTGAAATGGAAGAATATTCGATGCCTTTACAGAATGGCGAGCTGTATCCATTGAAGGGCATAAATTTCGATGCTGATACGACAGAGCGAATATTCCTTGAGGAAGAGGAAGAATTGAAAATAAGGCATAATCTGACGCAAGAACAGCTAAACTGGCGCAGGCATGCAATAGTAAACCGCTGCCAGGGAGACATGATTACGTTCAAAACCCAATATCCTGCTACATGGGAAGAAGCATTCTCTCTTTCCGGCGACATATTCTTCGATAAACGAGGCATACAGAAGCAAATAGCCAAGCGTCCTAGCGCTATTGGTGAACTATTCTATCAGAATTTGAAGTGGGAATGGCGCGATATGCCCCTTGGACGTATAAAAATCTATGAAAAACCGTCCGAGGGTGAGCAATATTTGGTTGTTTCAGACGCGTCAGAGGGCCTAGGAAGCGATGAAGCGGCTATTGTAGTGCTTAATAAACGCACAAATACGACTGCAGCCATAGTAAACGACAAAAATATCACGCCAGAAGAGCTTGCAGAACTCGATATAGCCCTGGGTAACTACTATAACACCGCCCTTGTGGTGCCTGAAAACAAGGGTTATGGCTATATGGTTTGCCAGTTGGTTCATCAAAAATATGGTAACGTCTATCGCAGAATAGTAAATAAAGACGGTGTTGACTCCCCGGCTGATGAATTAGGCTTTAATACCAATTCTGTTACCCGGCCACAGATGCTTGCACAGTTAAACGAGGAATTAAAGAATAATAGCACGTCATTATACGCTAAAGAAATTATAGATGAGTGTTCAACTTTCGTTATTAAGAAAGATAAAAAGACCGGCAAGGTGATTAAGGTTGAAGCACAGACAGGCTGCCAAGACGGGTTAGTCATAGTGAGGTCAATAGCCGGAATAGTTCGCCAACAGTTTCCCTATGTAATATCTAAAACAGCACCGCATAAGGCAAAGCAAGCGGCTCTTATAAATGAATTTAAGAAGCCGGTGTGCGGGTATAAGAGATAAAATGGATAAAATAATAAATAAAGTTTGGTTTATGTGCAATCGCAAAAGGTATATTGCTTTTAAAAATAGAGTTATCAAAGAGGGTAGAGACCCAAATAATATTTGGTGGCATTATAAATTAGGGTTTATCTGTTGGTAGTAATTGGTAAAAAGAGGTAATTATGCCAGAATTAAAACAAGACTACGAATTAGAACCGCAGAAGAAAGACGCTAAGATTGAAGAAAATCTTACAGAGCTCCCTGTTTATATGAACAAGATTAAGTTGTCCCCGGAACAGGAAAAGCGCCTTGTTGACGAGATAATGGACGAGATAGAAGAGATTGAGAAAGAGCGTTCTATGGAAAGTCTTGTTGATAAATGGGATGCTTTGGATAACCAATACGAAGGTAAAATCCAGGAAGATACCCGCCTGCAATTTAACTTAAACCGCAATATAACCAAGCCTATTGTTGACCGCGTAGCCAATTTTATTAAACAAGGATATTTTGAGAGCGATCCGGTATATGCTATAAGCCCGCGCC